TGCCCCGTGTGTAAAGGGAATAAACGTCTGAAGGCGGTCGTAACTATCGCCTGGCAGCCGGATGAAACAGGTAAGAATAGATAATCAAAATGAATATGAGCAACATTTTAAACAAATTCAGAAGAAAACCGGCGGAACCTGTCAAAACGGAATCCCCGGCACTCAAACGTGAAAAGACGATCCCACCGCATATCGTGGTCTGCAAAGTCTGCGAGGGTAAGGGAAGGAAGGAGGGTACGATTTGCCCGCAGTGTAAAGGCACCGGTCGGGTAATCGTATCGTGCGAGGTAACAACGTATGTATCGGCTTATATGCCGGAAGACGCCACATAAGAGTGGAGGGTCGCGTAGGCATACGGGAAAATAAAAACCGCCTTCTTTTTCGAGTTATCACAAATACGGAGGAGAAGGCGGTTTTATAAAAAATACTGAAGGTATGGACTCAAATGATCAAGCAAGAGCTGTTCCGAGATAAATCGGAGCAGATATTATTAATAAAGAAAGTAGGCGTATGAATAAAATTATTTTTGGCTTGATAGGCCTGACCGGTTACATATTGTTTCTTGTCGTTCTGGCTGTAGTGGCTTTTAGAATTAATTTTTGGCTTGGACTTCTTGTTGTCTCCATTGAAATGATGGTTACATGTGCTATTGCAGTAAAAGATAAGATAAACTAACAACTAAAAAAATATGAAGATAAGAAACAATGATTTGTCAAACAGAAGTATTGATATTGATATAGCTGATGGCGTTTCAATTCATCTTTATAAATGTGAGTATGACGAGTTTATCAAACTTCTTTTACCTGATATGGAGCAAGAAATAAAGAATGCTTATACTCTCCAACATAGAGCAATAGAAAATCGCCAAAAATGCTGGGAGATGGTAAAAGAAATTCGAGAATTATTCTACGACTGTTCCGATGAAGGGTTCTGCGTCCGGAAAAGTCTGGGTGAAATAGATGAAAAAAAATTAGTAGAAGTGTTGGAAAAATACCACAAGCTATTAGGTTTTGTTTAATTCTAAATTAAATAGATATGAATACAAGAATCGCACGTCAAATGGGTTTAGTGCCCAGCGTTTCCCAATGCATCAAGAATGCGGAGGGATCAGCGGAATTGATTAAAGAACGTATTCCACGGTTAAGAAGTCGGATTGCCAAGCGGCAAAGTGAAATGAGCCTTGAGTTTTTCGAGGCAGTGGTCTATCATTTGAAACGATTACAACATCTAGAAGCAGAAAAGAATCAATAACGACATAAGAGTGATGGTTAAAAACATTTTGATTCGCAATCTAACCGTAGATGACAACAGGATGTTGCAGGAGATAAAACGTGAAACAGGTCACCAACAGGCCTCAAGAGCCTTGTTAAGAACGGGGCACGATTATCTCCGCCTCCTTGAAACAAGCGGGTTACAAAGGGAAAAGATTGCTATACTTGAAGAGGAGAACAAAAAACTCCGACAAAGCTCCGCGGCGATTTTAAAAGCGGTTGAAGATATAGAAAGTGTTATCAAAAACGACATATAAAAGTGTTATATAAGAAATATGATAACATTACAAGAGAAAGGTCTGGAAATGGTTGTAATAACCTTCCGGGCCTTTTATCTTTGTTCACACAAAGGTTGTTTGGTTTATCTGTTCTATGGGTTATCACCGGAATACATTAAAACGCATCGCGCTTGTCTGCGACATCGTGAGGCGGCATTATGAACCAGGTAGGCGCGACCGCTGCTACAAAGAGGTGTGGCGGCGGTACGTCTATCCGGTTTATCCGATGTGCTACCGGACGTTCTTGAATTACATCGGGGTGAACATCCACCAAGAACGTACCCGCAATGAAGACCGGCAGTTATCCCTCTTCTGATTCCACCGCATACCCGGTCGTGAAAGTCATCGCATATTCGCGGATCGCGTCCTCACGGTTGTAACGGGTGACCTCCTGCTGCTCGATATCGTTGAAAGCATCGGTACCGAACCCATACAGGCAATTGCCCACCTGTTCCATCAAGTCGAAGATAGCGAATGCCCGGCTGCGGTGCTGTTCCGGAGCGGCCATGTTACCCGTGAAAACGGGACAGTCGGCAATACGGATCAGGAAGGTCAGCCGGGCACGGCGCAACCCCCACGTTTCCGACTCGAAGCCGATGTGGCTCACGCTGATCAGCGCGCAAGGAAACTTTACCGGCGGGGCTTCGTTGTAATAATCCATCTGTCCCCAGTCTTCGCTGACGTAAGCCAGATCGGGAACCTGCTCTTTTAGCCGCCGCATGACGGCTTCCAAAATCTCTTTCATGATTTATGATTTGTAATTTATGATTTGAAGGCTCGCTTAGCCTCTTCCAATGTCTTTTCAGCATTCTCCCGAACCACTTCCGCGGCGATTTCCCTTATACGGGGATGCTCGCCGATAAAGGGGCGGGCTGGTACTGAAATCGTCCGCCTGATCCGTTTGGCGAGGGCCATACGGCGGAACTTCTCTTCGCCGGGTTTGTCACCCTGTTCACGGCGTTCACGGGCTTTCGCCCATGCCCAGCGGCGCATCTTGTCGGAGGGGACGAAGTCCTGCCGCACCGTGCCGCCGTAGTTCTGTAATCCGGCATATTTCAGGCTGTTTTCATAAATCAACCTCGTGCCGTCTATCCGGCTATGCAGACTGCGCCGGAGGGCACCGGTGCGCATCAACATCGATCCCTCCGACGGATTGTAGTTCGGACTGAGCGGTGCCCACGGCCGGTCGAAGAAGGCCTTCCGCTCGAAGTTGCGGTCAAATTCGTCATCCAGCTCGACTTTCAGGTCACGCATGACATTATTTAGGAAATCGTTGTTGTCCATATTGATATGTTTTGTATATTTGCGGCGGTTCTAAGCCGAAAGGCCGTGAGCCCCCTTCTGGCAGATTTGATTACTTCAGGTCTGCCAGTCGTATTTTAAAGCCCTCCGATACGATCTCGGCCCGTGTCAGACTTACATCTTTCCCGTTTATCACGATCGTAATGGTCCGTATGTTATCAGAACGGCGCACCCTTGAACGCAAGGCGGCACTCAAATCCTCAAGCGATATATCCGAATCGATCCAAAGCACGATATGGTCGGCTTGGTTCTTGGCGTCCCGGATCAATCGGTCGATGGAGTTCTTGGAGGGCGTCTGGCTGACCTTGTATTCCTCCTCATACCCCAACGTCCGGTTGTAGCTGTCCGCCGATTTCACGCCGTCCGGGTTATCCAGCAGGTCGATCTCGTAGCCGTATTTGTTGGCGAAATAAGAGCCGACCCGGATGTTTTCTTTCCGCTCTCCCTTGCCATGCCCGCTATGGATACGAAGCTGTCCGGCGGTGGTCGGTACCACCATATATTCTTTCTCCCCCGGATGAAGGGCGTCCCGTACCGCTTCCCGTTCGCGTTGGCTTACGTCATAATAAGGATGGTGTTTCGGAAATACGACCTGTTGCTTGCCGGGATTGAAACGGAACATCTCGGCACGGTTCACGCCGTTCTTTCCCGCTTGGTAGGTCGCCTCCCGTCCCTGCTGGATGGCGGTCACGCTGTCCGATTCGGGATACTTGCCTTTGCGCACCTGTACCACCGTACAGCGGCATCGCCATCCGTTTGGCGGGAAGAACTCCTCCCAGAAGGGATCAGAGGCCGGTAGCGTCACATTGTGCAGTACCGCGTGTTCCGGACGAACCTTGCTATCGTGCGCGGTACGGTATTGCAGGTTGTAGCGGTCGCCGTCCGCCTCAAAGTCCTTCCATTTGGCGGCCATTTCCGAAGAGGCCTGGGCGAAGAGATATTCCGCTTTCAGCCAATGGCGGTTATAATCCTCCTTGATCGCCGTTATATCGTTGTAAAAACGGTTGAACGGCTTCACCGTCCCGTCTTCGTCGCGCAACAGGCGGGATGCCTCCCTCAATCCCTGGTAGGTCTTGAATCCGGAAAAGACAAAGATATCCTCCTTGAGCTTTCGCGCCATGGCCTCCGGAATCACGCCGCTCTCCAAAGAGGGAGCGATCGCCCCCTCATACGCCCCGGCATACGCGTCCACCAAGGCACGGACCTTCGGCTCCGCCAGCATCTCCGCCGTGAAACCCTCCCTGCGGAATATCTTTCGCAGGGCCGATTTGAAGACACGCTCGTCGATAGCGGGTATGTCTTCGTTACCCTCGGACTCAAAAGGAGTAAGACCGTCCCGGTACAATTCATTGATCCGTGCCGTCAGCCCCGATTCTCTTTCGGGGCTGATCCGAAAAAACCTTCCTGTCCGGATGATCGTTTGCCGGTCACCTCGATACCGAACTTGTCCTTGATCCAAGTCGGATCGATCTCATAGTATTGCATCGCTTGCGCGGTACGTTCCCACAACTGTCCGGTGTCCTCTTCCGAATTGAACGAGAAACGCAAGCCGTCCGGAAGAAAACCGATCCGGAAGAGCGCCGGAAGGACGATGGAGTTCATCCAGTCCTCCACCTGCCGTTTATCGGAATTGACATACTTCTCCAGTTGTTTGACACCCACTTCCTCTTTCGATCGGTTGCCGTTCTTGGTGTCCTGCCCGATCTGCGCCCCGCTGATGAGCAGCGACATCTCGGAGTTGCAAAGAGAGATCAGGTTGTTATACACATCCCCGTTCGTACTGACACCTTGGGCAAACTGGAACTCCTCGGTGGTATCGATGATAAAGTAGGCCGCCGACCCCATGTCGCGCAGCATATCCTCCGCCCGGTCAAGCATCGCCGGATCTTGCGTGTTGGTCTTGATGTAGCGGGGCGGTATGCCGTAGATCTCGCACAGCTCCGACCAGCACGAGTGGGCGAACTTCTTGAACAGGGCGTGCGGCACCGCCTTGTTCAACAGCCCGTAGTTACCGGGCGCGCCGAACTCCACGACATAGGTGCCGTATTCCCGCAGTTCCCGGTAATACGCCCCCTCGTCGGCGGTGCTGTCATAGAGGAGCAGCCCCTGTTCCGGTACCACGTTCTGCCGGGGTATCAGCGTCACGCCGATACCGTCCGTTTCCGAGGTGGAGAACTCGACCAATGAATGGCCGTAGAAAACCGATTCCAACATATAACGTATCAAGAGCGGGAACCAGACCGCCGACGAGAGAGTCCGGGTGGCCTCCTCGTCCACCTTGCCCGAAGCGTCTTTCAGGCTGAACTCCAAGGAGAGCGTCCGGCCGATGCGCTGCTCGATCTGGCTGGTCAGGAGCGCGTCGAGCATCACGTCGGCATACAGGTCCATCAACTCCCGGCGGCGGGGGCGGTCTACGCTGTCCGCCTGGCGGAGCGCGCACCGCCAGCTGTCGAGGTCTTTCCTGACACGGCTGATCGCTTTGGGCACGATTTTCCGCACCAATCCCTCCCGTTGCTTAACGAAAGTCTTTTGTGGCTTTTTAGAGCCTTTTTTATGTTTGGGTATATACTTATCCGTTTTCATGTTTATCTCTTGTTTTTAACGGGTTTTGATAGCGTTTTAACGGTCTTGGAAATTCACCACGAATGACGGAACTTCGGGTTACTGCCGAAGCGTACCGCTCCGACCGGATTCCCGCCGTCTTCCCGGAGGGGAAGCCCGGACGGGATATCGCCCTTCATCAGCTCTTTTAGGTAGGACATATCCCGGTCGTAGGTCTCTTTCACCCGACTGTAGAGGATGTCCACGTTGCAGCGCCGGATCAGGAACCACAGGGCGATGTTCTTGCAGATCTCCAACAGTTCTGCGTCCCGCTCGTTACCGGTGGCGGAGAAGATCTTTTCCACGTCATACCGTCCGGACAACAGACGCGTGACCCGTTGTACCGCCGCCAGCATACAGGCCTGTACGATCGTGTCGTCGTAATCGGTGATCTCCTCCAGCTTGTACTCGGCGGCCACCGTCTTCATTTCTTCAATCTCTAAAAACATGACTGTGAATTATGATTTATGAATTATCTATTGCTTAATATTTCCGGCTTGGACGTTTGCCGACCCGATAGGTTCCGGCACAGGCCATGCTGCGCTGGTTCAACAGGAACACGGCACCTTCCAAGGCATCCGGCGCGTCATCGTGTACCCGGCTGCCCTTCTCGAACATCAAGAGCTGCTCCACCAATTGCGTCATGCCGGGTGAATCCTTCTCTTTCTCGTTCAGGATAATCAAGCCACGCTCGAAGAGGGGTTGCATCGCCTCGATACGCGAGAACTTGTCCGGCTTCTTGCGCCCGTCGCCCCGGATGGGGATCTGGTGGCCGATAGAGTCTCCCACCTTCTTGAACTCGTCCAGCATCAAGTCCTGTATGAAGTTCGACTCCATGTAGTACATCACCGGGACACGTCCGGCGATATAGCCGTCGATGTCGTAATGCCAAGCGACCATGTTGGAGACGCTGGTCTGGTCTGCGTAGGCTTTCAGGAGGTGGTATTGCCCACCCTTGGTCTTGCCCACCAGCATGGTCGCCTTGAAGTCGTTCTGCGTGGATGCCTTAAACGAGGGGTCGGTATAGCAGATCAGGCTGCGGTATTCTTTCAATGGCAACATTTTCCCGTAGCGGATATGTTTGCGCAGGAAAACCGCCCCCTCGTTGACGGGATTGTTCATGTATTCCTTTTGGAACCGCCGTTCACCCATGTAGGTGCGCAGCTTCAAAATCTCCTCCCGGCTGTATTTCTCCGCCCAGGAGGGCTGACCGGATGCGTCGATGGCGTTGACCACCGTGTGGTGCGTCTCCGGACGTTCGGCGAAACGGCTCAGGATGCTGTCCTTTCCGATCCGGTTCCCGACCAGCACGAATCGCCCGCGCCCCATGTCCATTGCGCCGAGCAGGGCGGTCAGGCACCAGTCGAACGCCTGCGACACACGCGCCTGGTTGCGTACCATCTCGTCATCGTCTATATCATCGATCACGATATAATCCGGACGCTGGCCCCGGTTCTTGATACCACGGGGGGACTGGCCCCGGCCGATGGACATGAAGAGCATCCCGTCCTTGGTCTTGAACTCGCCGGTGCTCCAGCTGCCCTCGTCGATCTGAATGTTGAAGTCCGCTTTCAGAAGACTGTTGAACTCCAGCTCGCATTGCAGGTCGGAAAGCAAGCGGTCGGCGCTGTCTTCCGATTTCGATACCAATATCATCACGTGGATGGAGCGTTTCTCTTGGATCATTAACCAGATAGGAATCATCAGACTGATATGGGTACTCTTGGCGTGGCCGCGGGCCCACTCGAAGACGGCACGGGTATGGGGACACGTCTTCAGGTACTTGGCCGCGTCTATCTGGAACTTGCCGCACTTGGTGATACGCCCGGTCTCCTTGTCGGTACAGAGGTGCGGGAAATAGGTCTCAACAAAGAATGAGTAGTCCTTACGTGCCATATCGGTGCGAGCTTCTACCTCTCTTGATGTGTCTGACAGGTGAAAATCATAAGAGAGGATGAGATTTTTCCGTTCCTCCCATCTTTTCCATTTCTCCTTGCTCAGTTTGTTCTTAGCCATTGTTAATGCGCATTAAAAGGTACTTGTCTTGATATTTGGTGAGCTGCTGTACGAACCCGGTCGTGATCGCCTTGTCCGACGCGCTTTGTTCGATAATCCAGTCGCCGAATTTCGTCAAGATGTCAGCTACATCGTCCAAGGTATATCCTGACTTGATTTTTTCCAGCTGACTTGCCAGTTTCGCAAACTCGTCACCGTTGAAACCCTCCTCACTGTCAAGCATCTCATTGATCTTCATCAACGTCTTGTTGATGATCTGGTCGCGGCTGACGGTTCGGGCGGCGCGTTTCAACCCCCAACCGCCGTCCTCCTTCCACTTGACCAGCGTCTGCTGGCTCACGCCTACCCGCTCGGCGATCTCCTTCTGGGGAACCTTCTGCATATACAGGAGATAGGCGTATTCATACTTTTGCGGGTCTTTCACACGGATGCCCGCCTTTTCCTTGTTTGCTTTTTCTACCATAAGCGTTCTTTGTTTTCGGCAAAGTTCAAGTGAATTAAAGTGGCAGGAAACAAGAGTGTAAAGAATTTCACCCCTGTTTTCGCTCCCGGAACGCTCCCGGTAATTTCGCCCTCAAAAACGGATCGCACATGAACGAAGACGAATATGCATTGAACGATGAGAGCGTGGTGAACAGCCACGGCTTTGTCCTCCTGAACGCCGGCGGACGCTTTGAGCGTTACAACGAGAATCCGGTGATGCTTTTCAACCACGAGTCCGCCAGCCTGATCGGCCAGATGACCGCTTTGAGGGTAGAAGGAACGAGGTTGATCGGCAAGGCGGTCTATGACGAGGAGGACACTTTGGGGGCGAAATGCAAACGCCAGGCGAAGAAAGGTTTTTTAAAAGGATGCAGCCCCGGAATCATCATCAACGCCGTGGAACTGCGCACCCTGCCGAACGGCGAGGAGCGCGTGACGGTGACCGACTGGGAGCTGTGCGAAGTGAGCCTGGTAAGCGTCCCCAGCAACAGGAACGCGCTGCGCCTGTACACCAAACAAGGCGATATCATCCCCGACGACCGGGTAAAACTAAGCGTCGAGGCATTGTTAAACATCAACAAACCCAACAACAACGAAATGGACAAAATCATCCTGACAGCCGAGGCGTATATCGCGTTAGGCTTAAAAAGCAACGAGGCGGATGGCAAGTCGATCTCCGCCGCCATCATGGAACTCCAGTCACGTGCCGAGAAAGCCGAGAAGGAACTGGACAACCACCGCAAACTGAAAGCGACCGAATTGGTGGCGTTGGCCATCAAGGAGGGCCGCATTACCGCCGATAAAAAAGAATCGTTCGAGAGACTGGCCCTTAACGATTATGACATGGCCAAGACAACCCTGGAGGCCATCCCCGCCAAGGAATCCCTGTCAGCCAAAGTCACCCATTCGACCGGCAGGACAGCCGTAGCGGATGGGCGCAAGGACTGGACCTATCTCAAATGGGCCAAGGAAGACCCCGAAGGATTGAAACGCCTGAAAGCGGACGATCCGGAGGCGTTCGAGGAATTGAAGAAACGGATTAAATAACCATTAAACAAGTATTTTATGCCTATAGAAAAGCAAATTTGGATCGCCATGTTGATGGAAGGGTTCTATCCCGACCGCACGTTCCTGACCCGTTCGGTAGATATGACACCGATGGTGGAATACAACAAAATCAACTTGGCCGAAGCCGGTGTCGCTCCAGATGTATTGATTGATAACACGGATTATCCCGTGGAGACCATGAGTCGCCCCGATACACCGTTGGATTTACCCCTTCATACCTTCGATACGAAGAACACGGTGGTGCGCAACGTGGAGGAGATGGAAACGGCCTACTCCAAGATGGAGAGCGTGGTGCGTCAGCACCGCAATACCTTGCAGTCGAAGACGGCCGCCTACGCCGCGCATAACTGGGCACCGGCGAAACACGCCGAATTGACACCGGCCAAGGAAACCCTTGCGCCGGGTAAGATTTCTTTCGAGGACATCCTAAAAATGGATGCCTGGTTCCGTTCACAGGACATCGACCCGGCTACATTGGTAGCGGTACTGAACCCGTACCACTTGGCGGACCTGCAACTGGAGGATATGAAGCTCTACAAGACAATGCTGGAGTCGAACCGTTTATTCGGGTTCAACGTCTTCACCTTCTCCAAACTCCCATATTACAAGCAAGCGGACGGTACGAAAGTGGCGTTCGGTACAGGGGACGCGGAGGCAGACGCGCAGTGCTCACTGTTCTACTCCGACCAGGAGGTGATGCGCGCCGACGGCGATATCGAGGTGTTCGCCAAGTACAAGGATCCAGGCGAGCGTGGCGACGTGATCGGTTTCCAGAAACGTTTCACGGCACTGCCTATCCGTAATAAGTACCAGGCGGTAATCTATAACAAAGCGTAACCGATGGCCAAACTCAAGCAATTAGTCATCCACTGCACCGCCACCCCCGAAGGCCGTGAAGTATCGGCGGACGAGATCCGCCGTTGGCATTGCGCCCCCCTCAGTGAAGGCGGCCGCGGCTGGAGACAGGTGGGCTATACCGACCTGATACACCTCGACGGTACGGTGGAGCGACTGGTGGATAACAACGAGGACGACGTGGTGGATCCCTGGGAGATCACGAACGGGGCGGCCGGACACAACTCCGTCTCCCGGCATATCGTCTATGCCGGAGGGGTCGCCGCCGACGGTCGCACCCCCAAGGACACCCGCACCCCGGAGCAGCGGGAAGCCCTCGCCGCCTACGTGAGGGACTTCCACCGCCGCTTCCCCTCTGCGCGGATCGTCGGCCACAACGAGCTGGCGGCGAAGGCCTGCCCCTCGTTCGACGTACAAAGGTGGCTCAAGACGGTTGACAAGTGACAGTTGACAGTTAAATCATAATTCAAAACTCATAATTCAAAATTCGGACTCATGGACTGGAACGCGTTGTTCAACTATCTCGGCACGGGAGGCGGCTTGATCGTCCTCTTGAACTGGCTGGCCGGCCTTCCGCTGCTCAAGAGGAGAAAGCGGCTGGAGAAGGACGACGTGTCCCGGCTCATGGCCGAGAAAGACAATGAGACCATATTCAAGCTATATGACGAGATACGGGATTTCCAGGCACGTATGTCGCGTCTGGAGGGCTGCGTCGCGAAGATCGTGGTGTGCCCTATGTATGATCGCTGTCCTGCTCGCCACCTCGTGCAGGACTACAAGAGAAGATATTTCCGTCCGGGCGGCCGACAGCCTCCGGTGGGAACGAAAGGTCACCGCCACCCTCGCGACAATCCCATCGAGCCTGGCGACGCTGCGGGTGCCGATCGACAGCCTCCGTAGGCTGCCCGAAGGAGCCACCTACACCCAAAAGGAGGGACAAGCCACGGCCTCGGTCGGGCTGGAGGGAGAAACGATCGTCATCCACGCCGGATGCGACAGCCTACAAGCGCTGGTCCTCTCCTTGGAGGAGAGACTGGACCGGGCGCAAGAGGAGCTGGCGAACACCTTAAAGGTGAAAGAGCCTCCGGACATCCCCTTTTGGATGACGCTCAAAGGGTATTTGACCGGCGTTCTGGCAGGCCTCGCCCTAGGCTGGGTTCTCGCCCGAAAAAGAAATCAAGACTCATAATTCAAAAATCAAAGACATGACAGAAACAAACAAGACAAGATCCATAGGCCTGAAGGTCGCCCAGTTCGGCGACGTGAACCCGGAAGGCGGCATGCCCGCCGTAATGAAGCAATTGGCACGCACCTTGAAGGGCACGGCCTCATTCACGACCGAGGCGGATACCACGACCGACTTCTACTGCGAGGAGGAACCCGCCGCGCCCGTGGAGAGCGTGGGGAACGAGCCGGGATTGAAACAGGTCAAGCTGAACTTCCTAGAATGGGACAACGACACCCTGAAGGAGGTGTTCGGGGGCACGGTATCGACCGCCGAGGACGTGACCATCGACGGGAAGACCTACTCGGTGACTAAATACCACGCCCCGCGCGACATCGTGACGGTACGGAAGGCCGTCCGTGTGATCTCCATGCACGGCGTGGTGATCGACATCCCGAACGCGCAGGTGAACGCCCGTTTCGTCTGGAACCTGACCCGTACCGACATCGCCCAGATCGAGGTGACGGCGAAGGCGCTGGCCCCGATCGGCAAGAACGAGGGACCGTACGCCATCTACAAGCTGGGCGAACCTAAATCCGACGCGTGATGGACAAGGTAGAGATAGAGGCCGCCGAGGCCCTGCTGGACCATCGGCTCAAGATCATCCTCCCGGCGCCATGGCCCTTGCGGATATTCGGCAAGAAAACCATAGGATATTGGATGAAACGGCCGGTCGGCAGCAACGTGTTCCGTATCGCCCGGCTTTTCTGCCGGATGAATATCGACATAAAGAGGTTGATGTCCGGGGATATCGGCACGTTGATGGAGTATATCGACAAGCACGGCGTGACGGCGTCGAGACTGATCGCCTACGGCATGATCCGGGGATCGATGTCGGCATGGCTGCTGAACCGCCCGCTGGCCTCATATATCCGTTCCCACATGGGGATGCGCGGCATGGCGGAGTTGATGAAGATCGTGGTGCTGACTTGCGACGGGTCGGATTTCGTGAGTATTATCACATCGGCGGCGAGCTTGAGACTGACGGAGCCGGTGATGAGCCAACCGACAGGGAAAGGGAGTTAAAGGAGGCTTACGAGCCTCCCCATAGCCCGTTCGGACAAATCCACGCGCTGATCGCCACCGGGGCGTTCACGTACGACGAGGTGATGAACAAGATCCCTTGGTGTGTCATCCTGATGATGATCAACGACCAAGGACGTATGAGAGAGAGATCCGGGGAGGAAAACGTTATCCAAACCGAGGAGGAGGAACTGGAATTCTTAGGACTGAAATAAATGGCGAACGATCCCGTATACATAACATTCGAGTTCCGGGGGAACCTGGAGGACGAGGTCGAGAAGGTTACTCTCGGCATCAAGGGCCTGCGCGACGAGTCGGCGAAAACCTACCAGCGTTTGATCGCCGACAGCGGCGCGGCCTACGGTACCATGAGCGCCGAGAACCGGAAACTGGCCGTCACCGTACAGGAGAACATCAACGCCCTGCGTGACCTCGCCGTCGTGCAGGGATCGCTGGATGACGGGTTGGAGGCCGGCACCGTCACCACCCGGCAATATACGCGGATGAAGGCGGCGCTAGCGGTGCGGGAGAACAGCCTGCGCGAGGCGATCAGCGGTGGCATGCGCACGCTGAACGAGCGGATACAGACGGAATCGAGGGCCGTCGATTCCGTCATGGCCCTGCAGAAACGCCTGCAGGAGCTTACCACGGCTTACTATAACCTGTCCAAGGCCGACCGTGAGGGAAACGCCGGACAGGGCATCCTGAGACAAATCGGCGACCTCGACAAGGAGATCCAGACGGCGCAATCCCGCCTGTCCGCCTACAGCCGCTCCGCCGGCACCGGGTTCAACGGCCTGTCGATGTCGGTGCAACAGGTGGCCCGGGAGTTGCCATCGCTCACCATGGGGGCTAACATGTTCTTCTTGGCCATCTCCAATAACCTCCCCATCTTGGCCGATAATATCCGGACCGCGCGGGTTGAGTATGACCTGCTGAAGAAATCCGGACAGATGGCCATCCCGGTATGGAAACAGGTGCTCACCTCGATCGTTAGCTGGCAGACGGCGCTGGTGGTGGGGATCACGTTGCTGTCCGTGTACGGGAAGGATATCATCAACTGGGTACAGGGGCTTTTTGGGGCCGACCAAGCCCAGAAGAGGTTGAACGATAGCATGACCGACTTCAACGCCATCCTGGCGACGGAGCGGCAACATCTACGGACATTGTTCTCCGCGTTGGAGAAGACCACGGCCGGGACGGAAGGGCACCGGAAAGCTATCAACGAGATCAACACGACGTACGGCAAGTATCTCCCGAACCTGCTATCGGAGAAGAGCTCACTGAATGAGATCCGTGAGGCTTACCGGCTGGTCAACAGGCAACTCATGGAGAACGCCGCATTAAAAGCCCAGAGTGGCGCCATCGACAAGACGCTGGAGAAAGCCATAAAGACGCAATCCGAGGCGTTGACGGAGATGCGCGAGATCACGACCAAGAAGCTCGGCGAGTCCAAATCCGGGGGGATCATGGATATCATCCCCGGTCTGACGGAGGATTTCCGGGCCGCGGGCAAAACATGGGAAGAGGCATGGCGAGGGGTGTCCGCCAAGATCCAGAGCGAGCTCGGTGGGAAGAAGCTCGGAGGCTCCTTCTACGAGGAGCTGGAGGATTACGTGAGGAGCGTGTATGAATCAGAGAAGGAGATCTCCGATATACAAAAACAATTCTCCCCGTTTTTCAACAAGGAGGCCGCCGAGAGAGATATAATCGAGAACAAGGCCTATTGGGAGGATATCAAAGAACAAGCCACCTCCGTATTGGAATCCATCGACGCGGAGCAAAAGAAATTACTTGATTCCGGCAAGACCGCCGGGATCGAGCCTGCCATCGTCACCGCCTACAAGACGGCCAAGGCGGATATAGACAAGGCGACCGAGGCGTTGAAGACGTACGACTCCTACGAGAAGAAACGATCCACCGCGGACAAACAGCTGGGCAAGGAGCAAAAGGCCCAAGAGGCCGCCAACGTCATCAAGGCCGAGACCGCCATGCGGGAGCTGGAGATCGAGCGACAGAGAGCCGTCCTCGCCCAGAAGGAGAAGGACGCCGAGCTGGAGCTCCGCCAGCAAAACATCAACCTCATGAAAGAGGGCTCCGACAAGGAACTGGCCCAAATCACCTTAAACTATGACAAGAAAATCAACGAGATCGGGAAGAAAGGCCGGGAATATATCCTCGCCCGGCAGAAGATCGAGCAAGACCTATGGGAGAACGAGAACCCGGACTGGAAGAAGAAAGGTCTATCCTTTAAGCCGAAAACGACGACCGTCTCCCAGCTCCCCGCCTCCCAGGGCAAGGAACTATCCGACGCCACCCTGCTGGCCGACAGTACCCGCGAGAAAGCGGAGGCCGACCTGTTGGAAAAGACGTTGAGACAGTATCAAGACTACGCCGCCCGCCGGCTGGAGATCGAGCGAAAATACACGGAGGATGTCGCTTTCTTGATATCCCAACGCACCGAGAAGAACAAGGAGGCCATCAACGCGGCGATAGCCGAGGCCGCCAAGGGTAAGAAAAAAGCCCTGTCCGAATTGTCCATCGACGAGCTGAGGGACACGGGCATGTGGGACAAGATATTCGGCGACCTCGACAAGATGGCGCTGCCGTCCATGGAAGAGCTGCTCAAGCAAGCCCGGGAGGTCAACACGTCGGCGTGGGATCCCAAGAACGTGAGGGAGTACCATGACGCCATCAAGCGGCTGGAGGAGGCGATCCGTACCCGCTCGCCCTTCAAGGCGATCCGGGATGACTGGAAGAAGTTGCTGGATTCCATTGGGAAAGGTGACAGGGATGGTATGGCCGCCGCATTAGAGGGCATGGATACCTCCGTCCAATCCTTGACGGCCGACCTCGACACGATCGCCGGCGGTATCGGTGATATCCTCGGTGACGAGGCCGGCTACGCCGCCGGGCAGGTGGCGGAGCTGACCTCCGCGTTGGGCGGGTTCGTCTCGGCTGCGGCCCAGATCGCCGGCGGGAATATCGTCGGGGGGATCGCCTCGGTCATCGGCGGTATCGGCAAGATATTTACCATGGGGAAGCGGGTCAAGGAGATGAACCGTGAGGCCCGGGAAGAGCAACAAAAGTTCTACGACGAGGCGATCCAGGGCGAGATGGAGTACCAACGGCTGTTAAGGGAACGCCTCCGTACCCAGCGGCAGATCGGTGAGACGACCTTGGCTTACAACAAACGGATCACGGAGGAACTGGAAAAACAGCGACAAGCCTCCGGGAGCGAGTACGACCGGTTGCTGCGACAGATCCAAGGGGAGCAATATATCAGCGGCGTAGGCTACCGCCACGGCACGTGGTTCCGGAAGGCGAAGACGTGGAACGAGTATTCCAGCCTCGCGGGCAAGAGCTACGAGGATATAGAGAAGCTCTATACCGAGGGCAAGCTGGAGGAGAAGGTCGCCAAGCTGTTCGAGAGGTTGCGTGACCTCAAGGAAGAGGGCACGGATATCAACCAGATGCTCGCCGACCAAGACGAGGCCATGAGGGAGGCGCTTACCGGGACGACCGCGGACAGTATCGCCGACAGCATCGTCAAGGGCCTCGCCGAGGGGAAGCGATCGGCGAAGGATTTCGCCGACGATTTCCAAGAGATGTTGAATAACGCCGTCCTTCAAGGAATAAAGATGAAGGCGTTGGAAGAGCCTCTCCGGAAGTGGTACGAGTCATTCGCCGAGGCGAGCGGCAACGGGCTGACGGAGGAGAATATCGCCGGCTTGAGGGCGCAATATGACAAGATCATCGAGGACGCGGCCCGCCAGCTGGAGGAGATGGAGAAAGTGACGGGCACGACCATCGGTGATATCGCCAACGCGGGGCGTACCTCCTCCTCGAAGGGCATCCAGTCCGTCTCGCAGGACAGCGTGGACAAGGGGCTGGGCATGATATCGACGGCGTTGATATTCCTTGACAAGACCTCAAAGGGGATAACGGGCGTCAACGCCACGCTCGTGAAGGGGCTCGCCCTGCTCAACCGGATCGCCGTGAACACGGACCGGCTGAAGGCTATAGAGGAATACCTGGGGCAAATCCGCAACGCCCAGCGGGACATGAGGGACAACGGTATAAAAATGAGGACTAGATGAGAGAGGGACGATTATATATAGACAACCGGGACGCCTACATCGATTTCGGCGTATGGATCACCCGAGGCGGCTACGACGGCCTCCTGCCTTTCCCCGAGCTGGTGGAGCCGGACAGGAACGACTGGCCGGACGAGGACGGCATAGAGCCGGACCTGGAAAAGCCCACCTTGAAACCACGGGAGCTCAACATCACGTTCGTCCGCGACGTGGACGGAAGATCCGCCGGCGATCTTGTCGAGCACCTATCGAAGTCCGGGTATCACCTCTTCCGTATCCCCTCGCTGGGCAGGGAGTGGAGCTTGCGACTCATCCAGAGCCCGGCGTATGAGGATTGGGACACGTTGGAGGCCTTCACGTTACGTTTCGCCGAGGACCGGCCCGTAAGACCCTCGTCCGTGGCGATCCCGGAGGGTAGAGCGTATGTTCCTCCATCCGAGTACGAGCTTGACGGCGTACCCTTGGATCGATACGGCGTGATGGTGACGGAGGGCCGGGACGAGATCATGAGATCCCCGACCGTGAAGACTAACCTGTCCCGTACGGTACTGGACGTTGACGGTAGGATCTACGATGCCGGCAAGGTGGTGTATAATAGCAAGGAGGTCACTCTTGAATGCTGTCTCATCGCCGGCTCAATGACGGCGTTCTGGAGTTGTTACGACGCTCTGTTGGATGCCTTGATCCAGCCGGGCGAGCGTTCGTTGTACGTGGATTACAACGTGGAGGAATACCCCTGCTACTACAAGAGGACGTCCGGCTGGAAACTGGAGAGCCTCCGGGGGCGTGTGGTGGTGACATTCAACCTCACGCTGGAGTTCACGGTGTTCCGGATGGATGGTGTCGATTACCTGCTGGCTACCGAGGCCGGGGAACTGGTGGTCACGGAGGACGGGGAGTATTACATAGACTTGAACATATATGCCTAAAAAGAAGAAGAAAATATCGGAACTCGCGTTGGCTGACAGCCTTACCGGTCTGTACACGATCGGTTGCAAGATCATAGACGGTATACAAACCAGCGTGAAGGTGAGCCTCGGAACCATCCAGACGGCTTACGAGAACATGCTCACGGAGATCTCCAACGCCCGTGCCGCTACCAAGGCGGCCAATACGGCGGCCTCCAACGCCAACACCGCCAAGCTGAACGCCGAGGCGGCCACGTCAAAGGCTAATACGGCCACGGCGAACGCCATCACCGCAACAGGGAACGCCAATACCGCAACCGGTAAGGCTAATACCGCGGCTGATCTAGCCAATAAAGCCGCGGCTAACGCTAATACCGCCCACGATGGGCTAGAGAAGATCAAGGAAGATACCGAGATCGCAACTAAAAACGCAAATGACGCGGCGAAATTGGCGAATGAGAAAGCTTCTTACGCCAACACGCAGGGTAACTTCGCCAAGACACAGGGTGACCGCGCGCAAGAGCTGGCCGACCACCCGTGGAAGGTTGGCGATAACGGCAACTGGTGGAAATGGGATCTGGATGGGGACAGGTATGTCGATACGGGCATCCTCGCTAAGGGAGGCGTCTTGTACCCGACCTTCACGATCAACCCCGCCGACATGACGCTGGTGATGTCCTACGAGGACGAGGTGTCACCAAACCTTGTCAAGCTCAACCAAGAGACCGGTGAGCTGTATTTGAACGTATGACCAAAAAAAGGAAGGAGGAATTATAATGAGTCAGATAGTATTGGGGAAGGTGGCGTTCGTCGATAAGGGCGTTTATGCCACGGCGAGTACGTACAACACCTTCGATTTCGTCGTCACGGATGATAGCTGCTACCTCTGTGTCAAGGACGGAAACAAGAACCACCCCTTGACCGATACGGCTTGGTGGAAATGTATCGCCCGTGGTACGCAGGCAACGGAAGCGGCCAAGACCGCCCTTGCGGAGGCGAATAAGGCTATCGAGGCCACGAGGAACGCTATCTCTGCTGCGGGTTTGGCTAACGCTAAAGCGTTGGAGGCTGGGAAACAGGCTGATTTGGCCGGTCGAGCATCTGATGAGGCTTTGGCTGCCGCTGTCGAGGCTGAGGCGATGATTTCCGAGGGCAATGCGCAGATCGCTTCCATGAAAGCGGCCGAGCAATCGTTGATGAGTCAAGCGCTTCTTGCCCCTACCCGTATGGAGCTGAAATATGTCAAGAGGATAACGTTAGGGAATGCCGTCGCCCAGAAGATAGCCGTGAGTCTTTTTCCAGCTTATGTATTACCTAATGTGATATTTCAACAGGCGTTTTATTCCGGTGATGCGTTGTACGTGGACCCACGTGGAAACTTGACTGTCCGTAAGACCGGCACGGCCACGATCCACGTTATCCCGTCGCATAACACCTCGTTGTCCCAAACGATAGTCATTGAGGTTACTGCCCCGGTCATTCGTAAGGCCGGTAGCGTGATGAGATTTTTATCCGGTAGCCGGATACGAAAGGTATAATTGTCTAACATTTTAATATACAGAATCATGTCATTAACAACAGCAGAGGAGGAGAAGGTACGCGCTATCATCACGGCCTTCGATAACGGCAAGACAATCGACCAGCTGCCCTTGGCCGACACGAACCAGCCCTCCAAGTATTTGATCGAGGGAGTGTCCAAGGAAACGGGCGAGTCAGTGAGGATCCCTTTCGCCGATGCGGTATCGATCGTGAACAAGCACATCGCTATCCGTCGCTGGAAACGTGGTCAGGGCACGCCAGTCGGCGAGTCCTACGGTAATATCGATTTCCTGCGGGATCTTCCCTCCGTGATCGGTCTGGGCTGCTACCTCGTGTCCGTTGACCGTAGCCGGCGTAAGCTTGACCCGACGAACCACCATCGTTTCGCCGACGGCAGTCCCGCCGCCTTGGACGGCACGATGGGCGATTACCTGTGGTGCTGGAACGCCCACTACTACTCTTGGTGGGTAGACTCCACCTATTATTACGAGGCCGTGAGCCCGACCCCGATCGAGGGTCATTTGAACTATTATATCCCGGCCGGGGGTACGTCGGCCTTGGGAGCCGGCGTCATGGATCGTACGAGCGGCACGTTGGTCTCCGTCGTCAGCGACGATCCCCGTTATCGTGGCGGGAACAACGACGCGACGAGGGACGGGAAGCACAACACGCAGCTAGGCATGGTTGCCACGAACATGAACGCCGCGGCTTTCGGCACGGCCGCCCGCAAGAAGGGTGAGGGCTGGGAATCCGGCTGGTTCGTCGCGAACAGCGTCGTCGGTTATCTCTACCGCCTTATCATGGGTACCCGTGATTGCCAGTCCGCGTTGAACCCGGTAAAGGACTCCAATGGCCTATATCAGGGCGGTACCGGTAAGGGAGTTACGGAATGGTCTTGGGATCCTTGGTCGAGCCATAACGGTGGTTATCCGATTATTCCGACGAGCGTAGGGATCGAGTTGGGGGACTCGGTCGGCGTGAGCGACTACGCCGTGAAGGGCTCGGACGGTGGTACCGTCCACCAAGCGCACGTCCCTTGCTTCCTAGGCTTGAAGAACTTCTACGGGCATATCGGTCTGATCGAGCGTGGCTCCTTGATAAACAAGCTGTCCGACGGTAGCGGAGATTATTATGTAGCCCCGTCCCTTTACTCGGCTTTCAACATCAACTC